AATATAATAAGAAGTAAATAAAAGTGGGTTATTATATTCACAAGAGAGGAGGAGAATGGCAACAACTAAGATAGTGATATGCCCAAGATGCAGACAGAAATTTGATAGAAATAAAGAGCCTTATGTCAAACCTAGTAGCACTAGATATGGTCATGTAAATTGTTATCCCGAACTTGTAGAAATACAAAATTTAAAAGGGTATGACGTGGACGCCGCTGAAGAATTGGCGGAAAGCACGCCTGTTCCCGTGAAACAGCAAGATGAATCCGAGAAAGACCAAGGTAGTAAGAAGGAAGAAGCGCCGACCGCCGCATCAGATATGGATTTACTTAAAGATTATATCCACAAGCTATTTGGAGATAAAGCTAGATGGTCTGTTATAACAAGACAAATAGATACATTTCAAAAACAAAATATGACTTTAACAGGAATGATGAAGGCTCTTAATTATTTCTATGAGATTAAACATAATCCTATTGATAAAGCTAATGGTACTATAGGAATTATTCCTTATTGTTATGCAGATGCTTATAAATATTATTATGCTATCTATTTGGCACAGAAAAAGAATGAAGAAGTGCAAATTTCTTCAGATATTAAGGTTATAAAAATAAAACCTCCTACTCAAAAAGGCACTTTATATAAACTATTTGATATAGAATAGAGGGAGAATGAAAAGCACAAAATATATAGAAATACCAAATATAGTTCAAGTTATTGGGTGTATTTATAAGAATCCTAAAATACTTGAAAATACAGAGCGTTACAAATTTAACGAACAAGATTTTTGTGATGATTTTCATAAGGTTGTTTTTGGTAGTATGTACAATCTATGGCAATTAGGGGCAAAGGAATTCACCCTTCCCGCAATAGAAGATTATTTAAACCAAAGACCAAAAGCATTAGCTACTTATAAAGCTCATAAGGGGCCAGAGTTCTTATTAAAGGCCGCAGAAATAGCTAATCTTAACACTTTTGATTATTATTACAACAGAATGAAGAAAATGTCTTTACTTCGAGCATATGAAGATATGGGAATGGATTTAACATGGTTGTATAATCCTGATGAAGTAATGGATATGAAAAAGAAACAACAGCAAGAGGATTGGATTGACAATTCTTCTCTTGAGGATATTTACAATAAAATAAATGATTTAGTTGATAGTATTAAGTTGCAGTATGTAGACAATATGACTGAGTGCGGTTGTCAAATAGGTCAAGGCATTGATGAATTGATTGATTCTTTTGCGGAGACCCCTGCCGTAGGATATCCTCTCTATGATGCCTATTTAACCACGACTACTCGAGGAGCAAGGCTCGGTAAATTCTACCTGAGGTCAGCTGCAACGAACGTGGGCAAAGCAATTCCAGATTATACTATAATCCCAACTCCGACAGGATTTAGAAAAGTTGGAGATATTAAAGTTGGTGATTATTTATTTGGGCAAGATGGCAAACCAACTAAAGTTCTTGCAACATATCCTCAAGAGCAAGAAAAAGAAATATGGGAAGTGCATTTTTCAGATGGCAGAGTTGCTGAGTGTTGCGGAGAGCATCTTTGGGAATATAGATATGAAACTCATAGAGGCAAAGCTTATAGAGTTGAAAATATTGAAACTATCTATAACAGAACATTATCTTTAAAAAATGGCTTAAGAGATAGCTGTAATAAGGGATACAGATTCCATATTCGCTTAAACGAAGGGGTGGAATATGAAGATAAAAAATTTAGCGTAAATCCCTATGTTTTAGGTGCTCTTCTTGGAGATGGTAGTTTTAGATATAATAAAACAAACAAGGCATTAACTTTCAGTTCAATAAATGATGAATTACCGAATAAAATAGCAAGTTTATTAGGCGATGGATATTTTGCTAAGAAAAATAGCGATTATAATTATTCTTATGTTTTTAAAAATAAGAATAATCAAGAGCATAATTTGTGGGTTGAAGAACTATTGGCTGATTATCCTGAATTATGGAATGCAAAATCAGAAGATAAATTTATCCCTCAAGAATATTTGCTTGGCAGTATAAAACAAAGATATGAACTATTAAGGGGTCTTCTTGATACTGATGGTAGTATAGATATAAGAGGAGTTGTTACTTTTACAACGATAAGTCCTAAATTAAGGGACGATGTAATTTCTTTATGTCGTAGCTTAGGCTTTGTAGCAAACTATTTAACAGATGGTAGAAGTGATAAATATACAACAGGTGAATGTTATAGAGTTACTATTCAATCAAAAAAGGAATTAAAACCTTTACTTTTTTCTCTTAATGCTAAAAAAACAATTGCAACAGAGTATGCTAATTCCAATAAAAGATGTGAACATAAAGACCATCTCGCAATAACGAGTATTCTAAAAACAACGAAAAAAACAAAAATGACTTGCTTTGCTGTTGACAACAAAGACCATTTATTCTTGATGAATGACTTCATTGTTACTCATAACACAAGAGCAATGATAGGGGACTGTTGTTACATTGGATGTAGCCAGATGTTTTCAGTGATTGAGGACAGATGGGTCGATACAGGAACCGCGCAATCATGTTTATTTATAGCAACAGAGCAAACAATAGATGAAATACAAGTTAGTGCCATTGCTTTTCTATCAGGCGTAGAAGAAGACCATATAGTGATGAGTGAATATTATGTGGGTGAATGGGATAGGATAGTTAAAGCTAAAATGCTTTTGAAACAAAGTAAAATTCAATTTGTTTGCACTCCAGATTTTTCTATGCAAGATATAGAAAATATTATAAAGAAACACATCAGAGAAAATCAAGTTAAGTTCATAACATATGATTACATTCACTCCTCAGCCAAGATACTTACAGAGATAGGGGGCAAGAGTGGTGTAAAGAATTTGCGAGAGGATAACATTCTTTTTCTCTTGGCTTCAAAAATGAAAGAAATAGCCGTACAATATGGCGTCTTTATCTTATCTAGTACCCAGCTTAATGCAATGTATCAAGAGAGCTCGACGCCTGACCAAAACTTGCTAAGGGGTTAGCATACAGCTGAGCCCTAATATACCTTATCTTATGATTACACATAAGGGTTGCTTAAAAAGCAGCTAACGGGGAAGCCTTACCAAGTTAAGTTGAAGGTAATCCCGTCTCATTCTAGTTATATTTTTTAATAGCCTAATTTTTAAAAAGAAAGGGATGATTTTAATTAGTAATTGCATATATAAAATAGAGAATTGTTTAAATGGTCATATTTATATTGGAATGACAAATGATTTTGAGAGAAGAATGAACGAGCATATCAATACTTCTTTTAATGAAAATAGTAAAGATTTTAACTCGCCTATTCATAGAGCGTTAAGGAAGTATGGAGTTGAGAATTTTACCTGTGAAATAATTGAAGATAATATTGACAATAGAGAGCTAATGAAAGACCGAGAACAGTTTTGGATTAAACATTATAATAGTTATGAGAATAGAGAACATTATAATGCAACTCCAGGCGGAGATTGTTGTGGCGAAAACTCTGTCTTAAAAGGAGAGGCTCACGGCAGGTCATTATTAACAGAAGATGAAGTGAGAGATTGTAGACAGCGTTATCATCTTGGAGAACGAAGCAGAGATGTTTATAATAAATATTTTACAGAAAAAATCACTTATGACGGATTCTCAAGAATGTGGCACGGAAAGACATGGCAACATATAATGCCAGAAGTTTTTCAAAAAAATCCTCACAGGGCGAAATATACAAAAGAAGATAGAGATTATATCGTATCTTTATACAAAGAAAGTCAAAAAAGTTTAAAAGCTTTTTCTGAGTCTGAAGAATGTTATGTGGGCTATGGCACTCTTTGGAAAATGGTGAATACACCTGAATTTTATGATAAGTAAAAATATAACTAGAGCGAGCTATCGACTATCCCTTAGGTTGAAATGCTGGGGAGTAGGGTCACTATTTGTAGGTGGCAGCATTATAGGAAACGAAGTGCTTTAAATGCCGAAAGAGGTATAGTAATTATTTTTAATAATTATTAAAATATAGTCAGTACCTATAGAAATATAGGAATAATACGTCAAAATCGATTGCAGACAGAATCGACTGGGGAGGTGTCATGCTTGAAGCAACCAAGGAGGATAAAGAAAAACTCAAGGATATGTGCGAGAAGAACGGGCTGCCGATTCCCAATGTCAAGCTTAGTGTTTACAAGAACCGAGCCAATAGATGGAAAGGAATCTACTTATGGATGAAAACACAAACAGGTATTTGTAGATTTGATACTTTATTTGTTACAGATTGGAATTTTAATGTGATGGAAATGCCATTGCTTAAGATTGAGGTCGAAAGTTCATCTGCCTTTTAGGAGGTGATTACATATATAATATAGATGAAATAAAAAATTCTCTATCAATAGAACAAGTAAAAGATATAGTTGCGGAGTTGGGCGGCGAACCTATCTTAAAAGGTGATACTTTGTTATGTAAAACTATTTGTCATAATGGTAACAGTCATAAGCTTTACTATTATGACAACACAAAGTTATTTAGATGTTTTACAGATTGCGGAGACTCATTTGATATTTATGCTTTAGTTCAAAGAGTTAAAACAATAGCAACAGGTAAAGAATATGGTCTGCCACAAGCCGTTAAATTAGTGGCAGAATACTTTGGATATGCTCAATCTTCTCAAAATGCTTTTAATTCAGTTAAAGATGTGAATTTTGATTATTTATCTGAATATGAGAGAATACAAGGAATTAACCTTGAAACTAAGAGAGTTGAGTTAAAAGAATATGACGATAAAATCTTAAAGAGGCTGCCGCGCCCCTTAATATTATCTTGGATTAAAGATAACATATCAAGAGAAGCAATGAATCACTTTGAGATATGTTATAATCCAAAAAGTCACGGCATTGTAATCCCGCACAGGGATATTGATGGAAGATTGATAGGAATAAGAGAACGCACTCTCATAAAAGAGAATGCAGATTTGTATGGAAAATATAGACCAATGAAGCTAGGACATATAATGTATAATCATCCATTGTCTTTTGCATTATATGGTCTATATCAGAATCAAGAGAATATAAGAAAAGCAAAGAAAGCATTTGTATTTGAAGCAGAGAAATCAGTTCTTCAATATGAATCCATGTTTGGTAAAGAAAATAACATTGCGGTCGCCATATGCGGCAGTAGCTTTATTCAATATCAAGCATGGCTCTTGATTAACTTAGGAGTAAAAGAAATTGTTGTAGGATTAGACAAGCAATATCAAGAATTAAATGATAGCGAACATCAGAGATTAGTAAAAAATTTAAAGAATATCTATAATAAGTATGGTCATTTTGTCACTTTATCTTATATATTTGACAAAAGTAACACATTATCTTACAAAGCTAGTCCTACAGATGAGGGAAAAGAAAAATTTTTAGAGCTATATAACAATAGAGTGAATCTATACTAAGGAGTTTGTAAATGAAATATAAATTGATAAATGAACCAAACAAAGAATATTCAGCCACTATTCAAGTGCTTATAAATAGAGGAATTAAAAAGGAAAAAATTAAATCATTTTTAGAAGCTAATATGGATTCTTCAGTAAATAGTCCATTAGCTTTTGGAGAAGACCGTTTAAAAATTGCAGGCCGCACTCTCGTATCTCATATAAAACAAGAGGATGACCTATTGTGTGTAGTTGACTCAGATTGTGATGGAATGACCTCTTCCGCACTATTGATTAACTATCTTTATGCAGCATTTCCCGCTTATGCGGCAAATCATGTTCATTGGATAATGCACAAAGAAAAAAAGCATGGTTTATCTGATTGCGTAGATGAGGCCATGAAATATAAACTTGTTATTCTGCCAGATGCATCTTCTTCAGATTATGAGCAACATGAAGCCCTGGCCGCACAAGGAACAGATATTATCGTATTAGACCACCATGAAGCACCAAGAATTTCTGAAAATGCTTGTGTAATCAATAATCAATTATGTGATTATCCAAATAAAGCTTTATCAGGAGTTGGAGTTACATGGCAGTTTTGCAGATACTTAGATATGGCATCTAGCAAAAATTATGCGGCAGACCTTATTGACTTAGTTGCTCTTGGTCTTGTGAGTGATATGATGGATATGAGAGAAGAAGAGACAAAAGCGCTTATATTTGAAGGGTTTAAAGATGCTAATATTCACAATCCATTCATATATGAAATGAGTGAAAAGAATAGTTTTTCACTTAATAAGGCAGACTATAAGCCTTCCTCATATAATGGATTAAAGATTAGTCCAATGGGTGCGGCGTTCTTTATTGCACCTTTTGTTAATGCTATGGTAAGAAGTGGAACTATGGAAGAAAAGTTACTTGTATTTAATTCAATGATTACAGCTAAGGCCTTTGAAATGATTCCGTCTAACAAGAGAGGTCATAAATTAGGCGAGATGGAGAGATTGGTAGACCAAGCTATCCGCACTTGTACTAATGTTAAAAATAGACAGACAAAAGCACAAAATGAGGGAATGGAGCTTATTGAGAAGATGATTGCGGGCGGCGATATGTTACAACATAAGGTCTTGCTATTTCTTTTGGACGAGGGAGCTATTGACAGGAATATAGCAGGCTTGTGCGCCAATAAAATCATGGCTAAGTATCAGCGGCCTGTAGCAATTCTTATTAAGACAATAGATAAAGAAACAGGTGAAATCTCTTATTCAGGTTCCGCAAGAGGTTATGGTAATGAGGTTGACTTTAGAGAGATGTGTGAAAATGCGGGAGTCCGCTATGCGCAAGGACACAGCGCGGCCTTCGGATTATCACTCGACCCTGGATGTGACGGAACCGAGCCTCAACTTGCTTTGGGCGCCGCCGCAATTAAATCATTCTTAGAAACAACTGATGAACTCTTGAAAGATGTGAGTGAAGAGCCTGTTTATCATGTTGATTATATATGGGATTCTTCTTCTATTGATAGAGATAAAATTCTTGAAATAGCAGATATGAATGATTATTGGGGAAAGAACATTGAGCGGGCGTACGTGTTAGTTAAAAATATAAAAGTAACAGAGGATTCATTCAAAGTAATGAAGTCTAATACCTTAAAATATAGCATCCCCGGAGTTGATATTATTCAATTTGGTGGAACAGAAGAAGAAATGGAATTATTTAGTTCAGGTGTTCACACTATCAATGCAGTATGCAAATGTGCGGCTAATGAATGGAATGGTATGATTAGTCCTCAATTGATTATGGAAGACTATGAAATAGTTGAAAACGATAAGATAGATGTTTTATCTGATTGGGGATTCTAAAATGACAATTACAATGTACGATAAATTTGCATTATTGCCTACAAGATGCGACAAATGTAACAGATTATTCGTTTTTGAATGGTATAACATGTATTATAAACAAGTTTCTCCTTTTGGTGAATTAAAAAGAGTTAAGTGCGAACAATGTTTAAAGAAAGATAAAGATAATAGATAATGG